CGGTTGAAAATTTAATTCCAATGCTCTTATCGCGGTGAATTTTGAGGCAAATCCAAGCCATATCCAAACGTTGTCTAAATCAACGACAAAATCTAGGTTTTTGTCATAGTTTAAGTAACAATAAAACGAAGAAACAAATAGTTGTTGTTCTGTTTCTGAAAAATTTTCTTTAATTTTCATCAATAATTTGTTGTTGTAGTCATTTGTGAGTTTTGTGATTGGATTAGACTCAATCAAGTTAACAATATCAAGCGATTGCATGACTATAATGTATATTATAGATATCTCTTTAAGTTGGTTTATATGCTTTTGTTTATTAAAAACAAAAACAATTATTCACTTTAATACTATAAATGACTATAGTATTAAATTACTTGGTTAAAAAGTAAAATAAATTTGTAAAATATAACACGATATATGCTGTATAAATATTTTTAATTGGAATATGCCAAGCCGCCCATGCCGGACATAATTCTTAAAACGTTGTAGTTGGTGGCATAGACACGAACCTTGGCAGTTCGGGTGCCTTCAACGGTGGCGTTGGAAAGAACTAATTGAAGAGTTGCGTTATCAATTCTGGAGAAGTTGCAGGTGCCGCTTGGTTGATGTTCTTCTGGTCTCAATGCGAATGAATATACGTTAATACCTTCATCTGGGCAGCGAGTGTGGGCTTGGTATGGTTGGACCCATGAGAAGTAAGAACCTTCACGTTCAGAGAAGCGATCTTGGCCGTTAAGTTGAAGTTTGGCAACAACAACTGGGTTTTGGCCCCAACAGTGCATATCAAGGGAGGTTTCAGAAAGAACGAAGGTACCAGCATCAGATACAGATGAACCTTCATTGTGACCACGACCATTGAAGTCAGCAGTTGATAAACCAAGAGATGCAAGAGCAGCGGTGTTGTCAACATTTGGGTTCAAAGGAACTCCTTGACCACCGAAGTTGGTTTCGTTATAAGCGTTGTTGTAAACGCCACCGTGCCAGTATCCGGTGAATCCAGATGGAATAGCAGCATCAAGAGCACCAGCGTCTTGGAATAAACCACGAGCATCAATAAAGGCACCTTCACCGGCAGTAGCATCTGGACCGCCAAATGCATGGATAGCATTAGGAAGGGCATCAATAGCGTCGGTGTAGTTGAATGGTTGGGCACCTAATACCTTGAATAAAGTGGCATCACAAAGAAGGGATGAACAGTAATCAACGTTTTGATCAGGTTGGACGACCCAGATCAATTCCTTGACTGGATGGTTGAAGTTCAACTTAATCTTGTTGGATGATGAACCAACAGATTCATCACCAGTGAATTGAAGTTGAGTGATTAAGTACTCGTGAGGGTTTTGTGCGAATCTTCGGCGTTCATCAGTATCTAAGAAGACATAGTCAACGTAAAGAGATGCGGCAACAAGAGATTGGTTGTATGCAATAGTTGCAGTAACTGGAGTACCAACACCATATTGACTTGATGCTGGATTAGTGTATGGACCACTCTTAGGGTTGTTGTAAGTGTTGCAACTCAATGAAGTGACAGCCCATAAGCATTCATCAATTGGACGTAAATCAAGGTTAATCTTGACTTCGTGGTATTGAAGAGCGATTAAAGGAAGGGCAAGACCAGGGTTGGTACAGAACCAGAATTGAAGAGGAACGTATAAGGTAGTTTCTGGTAAAGCGTTACGAGGAGCACAAACTTGACGTGGTGCAGTAGAGTCACAAGGACCATCAACATCAGCGAAGGAAGGATCGGTGATGAAGGTTAATTGAGTAGTGTTACCAATCATCTTGAAGTAACCCCGTTGTTGTTCAGCAGTCATGGTAAGTTGGTTCCAGATATGCATCCAATCACCATATTGACGGTCAATGCGTTGACCACCAATTTCAACTTCAACTTGGGCGATTAGTTGTTCACCAGGGAAATCTAACCAACGAGCATAGACAGAGTATGCACCAGAAGATAAAGAAGCAGAGTTACCCATAAGTTGGTTAATTTCAGGAAGAGTAACTTGTAAGTAAGTGCGGTAAGCAAGATCACCGTTTCTACTGATGATACAAGTTACACGACGACCGAAATCGGCTTGACCGTTGAAGGTTTGTTCAATTGATTCAATTGAGAAGTTAGTGTATCTTCTGTATGTGACTTTCCAAAAAGTAATTTGAGGGTTACCAGTAAGGTAAACGTCCTGAGCTCCGTAAGCTACGAGTTGCATTAAACCGCCTCCCATGTTTATAATATTGCTAAAGAAAAAAAATATTTGAAAAATAATTTAATTTAATTAATTAATTCATATTTCTAATATTCAACGCCAAACTTGTAAAATTATGAAACAACTTTATTCAAGTCCGAATTTGACTTCATAAATGTAAGTAAATATGAATCGTGTAAGATTTCTTTTTTGCCTTCGTGATTTTTCGTAAAAATATAGACATCATTCTTTTTCTTGATTTTCCAACCATCATTCAATGCATTGTACAAAAATACCATTTTATGAAATTTTTCATTTTCTAAAGTAATATCTTTTTTATTTTCAATATTTATTTTGATTTGAATTGGTTCTTCCATTTATCCTTAATATTTTCAAGAAAACTAAAAATAATTTTAAACCAATGAAAATTATAATATTTCCAACAATAACTAATTAAAAAATACAGTTTATTTTTATAAAGTACAATATATGCCAAGTTTCAAACCGAAAACCACCAAAAAAATAAAGGTGAATAAAAAAAGTATAGTTACACTAGATGGTAAACATAATGATTTTATTAATGAGTTTAATAAAGACGAACAAGATAAAATACCTAAACTAAAAAATGAAAAGAGAGAAATATTGGGTAAATTGAAAGAAAATGAAGAAATGCAAAATTTATCAATAGAACAAGTATTAGACCTAAAGGACCGTATTGAAGAAATAAATGAAGAAATAAAAAATATTAAAATGAAAAAGAAGGAATATTTTTTAGATAACTCTAAATATATATTTGATTATTTTGAAAATAAAAAAAATATTTCAAATGGTGTTGAAGATACAAATAAGTCAAAAAGTAAAATATTAAATTCTTTTTTCAAAATAAATCAAGATGATACAAATCAAGATGTAAATAATATTAATAATAAAAATAATAATATTTTTAAAAAATATTTATCCAACATAGACGATTCTTTTTTGGATATAAATGCATTTATAACACCATCTGATATATGTCAATATTGTTTTAAAGGTGAGTTAATACCCTTAGACGATGAAGGAGTTTTGATATGCAACTCTTGTTCAAAAAATGTTCAGTATTTAATAGAAAATGAAAAACCATCTTATAAGGAACCACCTAAAGAAGTTTGTTTTTATGCTTATAAAAAAATTAATCATTTTAAAGAAATTTTGGCACAGTTTCAAGGAAAGGAAACCACACAAATACCAGAAGAGGTGATTGAAAATTTAAAACAACAGATTAAAAAGGAGAGAATTGATATGAATAAAATGACTTATTATAAAACCAAAGAAGTACTGAAAAAACTAGGATACAATAAGTATTATGAACACATCAATTTTATTAAAGACAAGTTGGGATTAAAACCGCCTATTATTTCACAAGAATTGGAAGAAATATTGTGTAATTTTTTTATGGAAATTCAATACCCATATGCGAAACATTGTCCGGATTATCGTGTTAATTTTTTACATTACTATTATGTTTTATACAAGTTGTTTGAACTATTGGGAGAGAAACATTACTTATCAGAAATTCCAATGTTGAAAGATAGAGAGAAACTAATAGAGCAAGATACTATTTGGAAAAAAATATGTGAAGAACTGGATTGGGAATTTATTGCTACTATTTGATTATTTTTGAGTAAATATATAGTTTTTATTATAAACTATATATTTATCTTTCATATGTTAACTTGTAAATTTACACTACTATAGACCCCCCGGGAAACCTACCAGATTTGCACCAATACCAAAACCAGCGCCAGAACGGGCAGTTACACCAATACTTGGAATATAAGTATCCAAGATACTAAAGGTGGCTGCAGCAGTTAATGCGAGTAAAACAATTTCATCAATCTTCAAAGATTGTTTTGGAATAGCGTATGCGGCAATAGCAACCATTAAACCTTCAACAAGGTACTTGATAACTCTTTTGACAAGTTCGGCAATATCAAACATTTATAATAAATAATAAGAAAAAAAAATGAAAATTAAAAAATAATTAATTTGCGAAATAAAAACTTAAATGAATTTATACAAAATAAATTATAATGAGTACCCCCAATAGTAGTTTTGAACGAAAAACCGATTTATCTGGAAAACCAAATCCTAAATATGTTGATTTATTAGAAGAAGACAAACCAATCGCCGGACAAAAATTTGTTTGTGTATCTTTTGTTTCTCCGGACAAAATTTTAAAGCAAAAAGAAATTTTTTTATTTGAACAGTTCCTAAAGAAGTGGGACTTTTCTAAATCTATGGAAAAGTTTCATCAATTTTTAAACTTCTTATCTTATAAGTACAAGTTGGTTTTTGATGATATTACTAAAGATTTTCAAGAATTTATTAAGGAAGAGTATGAAAATTTATTAGAAAGTAGTATGGAAGATGACTTCAAAACATTTTTAGACCAAAATGAAGAAGACCTTGAAAATGCGTTTAATGTAAAACATAACTTTCAAACTTGCACACGTGGATTAAAAATTAGAGGTGTATATCCTACAATGGAAGAAGCTGAGTTGCGTTGTAAGATGTTGCGTGAGTTGGATCCTAACCACGATGTATTTGTTGGACCAGTTGGTTTATGGATGCCTTGGGACCCAGAGGCGTATAAAACTGGACGAGTTGAATATATGGAAGAGGAATTGAATCAGTTAATGCACGAGAAGACGAAGAACGAAGATTTTGCTAAAACTGCATTTGAACAACGTGTGAAAGAAACTAAGAAAAAGGCAATTGAGGAAAATATTCGTAAAGCAGAAACTACTGGTGCTTCTTTAACACAAACCATAGATGAAGAAGGTAATTTGATTGGTGTAAATAATATGAATACACAAGAAACATTTTTGAAAGAACAAGATGTTATTTCATCTGCAGATATTCGTAAAGAATTATTTGAAGGTGATAATATTATTACTGGAAAAACTGATAATGGACAAAGTGAATTAATTAGTGGTCCTTTTGCTAAAAAAAAGAGTGAGTAAAAGAAAAATAAATATTTAGTCGTAGAAAATAAGGGGTTTATAAAAAATCTAAAAAAAAATATTTCATAACTTATATAAACTATGAAAAATACTAAATATATATTGTTGGTTTTAATTGTAATTTTTGCTGTTTTTAATTATTTTGTATTTAGAGGAGTTGAAGGTTATCACGGAGGTGGTGGAGGTGGTGGAGGTGGTGGTCACGGAGGAGGTGGTGGTCACGGAGGAGGCGGTCGTGGAGGATATGGGCGAGGAGGTGGTTACTATGGAGGGTATGGCGGTTATTATGGTTCAAGTAGTTATGCTATTAATCCATTGTTTTTAGACTACTATGGAGGATATAACTCAAATTATTATTACTTGTATGACGACAACGATTACTATTTAGTAAAAAGACCTCACGGTGAATATATATTAGATATATAAGTGTAATGACTTAAAAATATATTGTTAAATATTTTTAAGTCTACAAAGTATGACAATCAAAAGATTGACAAGTATATTTTCATCTTGTGGAAAAGAGTAAAATTATTGTTGTGTTGGTGTAATTATTATTTATACTTTGTAATAAATAATAATTTAAGTATCAAGTTGTATAAAAATAATCATTGTTAAATATTTTTTTTAGTTTTACTGCATTACTCATTTTAGTTGCAGATATATTTTCATACTGCGCAGCTTTTGCAATTGTATCCCAAGTTCCTAAAATTTCATTTGTTTCAAAATGTTTTTTATATACTTTTTTACCAGTTGTTGATGTTTTTTTAAAATTATATTCATCACTTTTCAAATATAATCCATAATAACCTTGACCGTTACCATAAGGGGTCCAAATTGTAGTGTACAGTGTATATTCACAATTTTTCAGATATTCTTTTATTTCATTGATTTCATTTCCATTTATTTCCTTACCTACACTTTTTTTCCATTTTTGAAATTCTTCTGTTAATGTGGTATTTAAAATAGTGCCGCTTGGTGAAAATTTACATACTTGAAAAATGAATGTTTGTGCATCACTTTGGATAATATTTTTTTTATATTCAATTGCTTTTAACGAAACACCTTTATAACCATAAACAACGTGACCTTTATCTTGTTTTTCTAACCTACACGGTTTGAATCTAGTGTCCAAGTAATGTTTGAATGCATGAAATGTTTCTTTTTTTGGTCTTTCTTTATTCCATAAACGATATTGTCCTTCAATATCTTTGCTTGAAACTTCAACGTCATTTCTAATAATACACATTTCATCAATAAATTGATTGAAATTATTTTTAATATTGTTATCATAAAATAATAATGGTGTTGTTTCTACTACACTTTCATCAAAATCAGTTTGACAAGCAATTTCCGCAGTTGAAATTTTTATTTCTGGTTTTATTTTTTCAAGTAACTGATTCAGTTTCAATACTTTTTCTGAATTATTTGTTATACTGACTGTCTCAAATAAATTAATTACATTTAATACAATTAATTTTGCTTGTTCAACATCTATTTGAAAAACCTCATCTTTTACTCTAGAAAACGATAACAATGAATGTATGTAGTATTCCATAGTTTTTAGGTTTGTATTTTCAACAGTATGAGTAAATTCTAATTTACCATGTTTACATATTTGCTTGTATGGTTTGATTCTTTTTGATACATTATGTGTAACACCAATTTTTAACTCTGGGGTTTCCCTTGTGGTGTCAATATTGAAAATATAAATTGTTGGAATTTCGTTACACTTGATTATTTTTTCAGTTTCTTCCAACATTTTTTTATTTTCTTCCAATTCTTTTTCTTTTATTGATAGTTGTTCATTTTTTTCGCTAAGTTGTTTTTTTAATTCGTCACTTTCCTCTTGTATAGTTTGTTGTAATATTTCTTCTAATTTCACAAAATATTCGTGAATTTCTTTTGCTTTTTTTGTTTCTGCTTTTATACAAAATAATTTAAAGGTTTTTATTGTAAGCATAATTGTTTCTTTATTATGACCACCGTGTTTTTTTTCTTCACTAGATTCTTGCTTTCCCAGTTGGGAAAGCAATATTTTATAGTCAGTATTAATAATAAAATTTTTTTCCAATAATGTTTTTGCTTTAACCTTTTGTTGAAAACCTATCCATTTCCATATATTATCTAAATCAATAATAAAATCTGTTGTTGAATTATAATTTAAATAACAATAAAAAGAAGAAATAAATAATTGTTGTTCTGTTTCTGTGAAGTTTTCTTTTATTTTCATTAATAATTTGTTGTTGTAGTCATTAGTGAGTTTTGTTATTGGATTAGACTCAATCAAATTAACAATATCAAGTGATTGCATACTTATAGTGTATACTAGATATATCTCTTTAAGTTGTTTAACTTGCTTTTAATTATTAAAAACAAAAACAAGAAAGTTACCACTTGGTTTTCTTCACGCTAATTTTAGGTCCTTGTCCTCTTTTCTTAACATTATTAGGGTCATATTTTTCGTCTTCTTCATCAGAATGCATATCTTTTGATAAATCCCAGAATTCTTTACTACCTAGTTTAAAATCGTTATGACTGTCTGCCTTGTACCACATCACTTGGTCGTGTAATCTGTTGGATTTTGAGTTATTATTTATCACTAAACATTCGTAATTTTCAGTGCATTGGTCCATAACTTGACAAAAAGACTCAAATGTGGGAAACATTCCGGCGTAGTTATCGTATATTCTTTTACGATTTGCAATATACGGTTCTCTTAATATAAAAACATAATCTATATTGGTGCGGAGAGTTGGAGGTATTCCTAATGGATACTGCATAGTAATGATTAACATTATCTTCCAATGTCTACCATTCATGAACAATAACCGCATCATTTTGTCACGAGTCCAAGTACCGTCATACAAACAGTCATCTAAAATTACAAAAGCGCGAGGGTCAATAGTAGACCTTTTAAAAGTTTCAATTTCTTTTTTGATTTGTTTCAAAACAGATTTTTGTCGTTTCAAAATATTTTCAATGATTGCAGTATTGTATTCATTGTGAATAAAAAGTTTGGGTACTAATTTTCCGTAGAAACCGTTACCTTCTTCAGTTCCAGCAACAACAACACCAATAGGAATGTCTTGATGATAATAAAGAAGGTCACGAACAAGAAAACTTTTCCCGGTATCTCTTCTTCCAATTAAAACAACTACCGGTCCTTTAGACTCATTGGGTTTGAAACTGATGGTTTTCATGTCAAATTTTTTTAGTTCTAAAGTCATATTTTATTATAATTAAGAAAAAATGTTTAAAATAAATTACGCATTTTAATTTGTATTTTAGAAAAATCAATTTATTTGAGTTCAAATTAAAGAAAAATAGATATAGAGTATAATTATATTTAATATGACAATGAATCATTTGAATGTAAGTTATGAAAAAAGGAAAAACGGTGAACTATTTAAGAGTTTTCAAGATGAAGACTTGACGAATATTTCTGATATTCAAAATTATGTTCCTATTTATAATAAATTTTTTGCTCTAAATGAAACAAATTATAATTCAATAAACTTAAACCACGAATGGTATATTACTAAAGTGTTAAAACAAGTTGATTATAATTTATACAAGTGTGAATTGAAACATAACAAGACAGAAAAAACAAAAACGAAAAATATTTTTTTCAAAATGGCACCACTACTAGACCCGTTTAAAATGATAATCGGAAAGTATGATATACATAATACATCATTATACAGTTTACCAAAGTTTGATTCAACAAGTAAAGAAGTCCACGAAAAAATCTTGGACCAAAACAATACAGCGTATGTTGATAGTTTATTTACATTTTTCACTTCACAGTTGAATAAACTTTACAAATTTGAACATGGTCTTGACTTTTATGGTTCTTTTTTAGCAGTTAAACAAAAATTTGTATTTAACATAGTAGATGATTTGGATTTTATATGCAAGTCAGACTATTTTAATAAAAATAAGAATGTACTGTTTCAAGTGGAAGACTATAATTTTTTATTGAAAGACGAATACCATAAAAAACCACCAATTAGAATAGTAGACCAAGAGGTTAACCCATTAAGTTTGTCATTAAAATCTATACAAAACGAGTTATTTGATGATATTTTTGAAGATAATGAAACAGTTGAAAAATGTGACGAAAATGAAACGCAACATTTCTCGTTGGATAATTTAAAAGAATTTTCAATAGAATTATCGGAATTACAATCTCCTTTGAAAAATGAAGAACTAGGTAGTGAAGTACCCAAAATAAGTAGTACTATTAAATCTAATGCATCAAGTGGTTCATCTTGTTCTTCAAGAACATCGCACACATCAAATGATGAAATAATAGAAGTTGTTTCATCTGCGTCTTCTTCAAAAGATAATATTATTCAAAAAAAAAGTTACAATGATTCGGAAAATGATAGTTATTCAGATGAAAATGAATCATCGGGCAGTAGTGAATCTGAAGAAGAACGAGTAGATGTTACATTGGAAAAGTTACCCATTCAAGTTATTTGTATGGAAAAATGTGAAAATACGTTGGATGATTTAATTTGTAATGATGAACTGAGTGAAGACGAAATATTTTCGGCATTAATGCAAGTAATAATGACCCTAATAACATATCAAAAAGCATTTTCTTTCACACATAATGATTTACATACAAACAATATAATGTACAATCCAACAGAAAAAAAACATTTATATTATTGTTATAATGGTACGTACTATAAAGTTCCAACTTATGGAAGAATTTATAAGGTAATAGACTTTGGACGCGGTATTTATAGATATGGAAACAAACAATTTTGTAGTGACTGTTTTAAAAATGGAGAAGATGCTGCAACACAGTACAACATTGAACCATATTTTAATAGTAAAAAACCAAGATTAGAACCTAATTATAGTTTTGATTTATGTAGACTAGCTTGTTCCATTTTTGATTATATAATTGAAGATATGGACCAGATTTCGGACTTTGACGAGTGTACACCATTAGTGAGACTAATCGTAGAATGGTGTTTAGATGATAATGGAATCAATATACTATATAAAAATAATGGTCAAGAGAGATATCCAGATTTTAAGTTATATAAGATGATTGCTCGTTATGTTCATAACCATACACCACAAGCGCAGTTAGAACGAAAAGAGTTTGACAAGTACAATGTAAAAACTGTTCCAAAAAACGAAAATATAATCAATATTGATGAAATACCATATTTTTATGAAAAATAAAATTTATTTATGCAACTTTATAATTATTATTTTATATATGAATTATAATATAATAAATGAGTTATGGATTTATAATATTAAGACACGTGAATTCAGAATTAACAAATGAATACTGGAATGAATGTGTAAGATGTATTCGTAGACTTTATCCTATGCGAAAAATAGTAGTGATTGACGACAATAGTAATAAAGATTTTGTAAAAGCTGATTTTGAATATAAAAATATAGAATATATACAGTCAGAATTTCCTCAAAGGGGAGAGTTGTTACCATATTATTATTTTCACAAACACCATTTTTTTGAAAATGCAATAATAATCCACGATAGTGTTTTTATACATAGAAAAATTAATTTTGATAGTTTAAAAAATTTTAAGGTAGTTCCACTATGGCATTTCTCTCATTGTAAAGAAGAAAATTATACAAGGTCGTTGGAAATTAGTTATTATTTAAAAAATAATTATGAAGTAGTTAAACAACTGCGACAACTTAATGACACCAAATATGAAACCTTAGGACTACATAAACAAAATTGGGATGGGTGTTTTGGTGTTCAGAGTTATATAAGTTATAATTTTATAGACCATTTGCAAAAAAAGTATAATTTATTCAATATGTTGAAAGTAATTAAATGTCGCAGTGACCGCTGTTGTCTTGAAAGAATTTATGGTCTTGTCATTTCATTAGAGTGTAGAGAATTACGAAAAATAAAATCTTTATTCGGTAGTATTTCCGCGTATAGAAATGGCGAATATGGGTGGGGATATTCTTATCATCAATATAAGGATTATATAAATAAATACAAAAAGTCTCCAGTGCCTTATGTAAAAGTTTGGTCAGGGCGTTAGTTTTCTCTCTTGCGTCTTCGTGTTTTTTTTCTTTTTTTATTTTTTAGTCGTGTTTTTCTTTTCTTCTTTTTTCCACCAAAGTATTTTCTTAACCGAGTAAATAGTTCTTCTTCATCACTTGATGGTTCATCTAATATTTCCGCGACTGGAATAACTTTTGTATTTCTTGGAATTTGAATGTTTCTTGCAGTTTTGTCTATAATTTTTACTTCTTCTACAAGTGGAGGGGACTCTTTAACTACACTTTCTTCATCAAGATATAGGTAGTTATGTTTATAAGTTGGTACGTTACTACTTCGGTATAGTTCAATATTATTTTTATCAAAGTTGTCTCTCGTATATTTTATTTTATCTGAAAATGAATCGCCATTTTTATCATAAAACTTGTATATATTTATAAATATAACTTCATTGTTTAAGTCGTGTAATATTTTTGGTTGCATATAAGTTTCAATATATTTTCCATAGTACGTAAATGGACCACTACTATAATAATTATTTGGTCTTCTATATAGTATGTGTTTCCCATTTGTTGTATTTTCAATTACATAATAGTGGTGACCAATTAGTAAATTATCAGAAGTTAATAATTTATGTTCATCTGGAAAATATATTTGTTTTGTATCTTGTTCTTCATCATCGGAACTATCACTCTGAATATTCATATTATTTTATATTAAGTATACAAAATAATACTTTAAAAACTAGGGTTATCTACAAAAACTTCTGTTGCTACTTTTCCTCCTCCTTCTTCCATTACTGGTTTTAACTGGTCAATCACAAAATTGCCACAAATAACACTAAAATAAACTAAAAGAGAGTCTCTAATTAAATATTTTAATGGTTTATTTTCTTTTTCAATAAATCTCATTTCAATAAACTTAGCAATAAAAAATACAATAGAAATAATGGCGGCGACAACAAATATATTACTCATTACAAATAATGATTTAAACTACAATAGAACAAAGTTATTTATTATTTTACGCAAAATAATAGATAAAACAACTTAATTTTTAAACAAGAACTTCTATGTCATCAAGTAATAAATCTGGTATTAGGTTTAACTCGGGTTCATCTATATTATGAATATCTAGGTTATCTAATTTTACATCTTCGTCCATAATTTTTAACTTAGAATCACCATCGTCATCGTCTGTTTCTAATTTACGTTGTGCATTTCTTTCAACACTTATTTGTTCTAAACGGTCTAAATCTTTAGGTGCTTCTACAGTGTGTTCGTTGTTATGTTCATCTATTGCATAGTCAGTGTCGTTAAAAGACAAACGATTAGACTTTTCAATATCAGTAAATGTTGTTTCCAATGTTTTTGGGGAGTCATTTTCACTTTTATTTTCTATAGTTTCATTTATAACTGGTTCAACCTTTTCTCCTTTTTCCTCTATACTTCCACCTTCTTTGATAATTTGAGTTTCTTCTTCTTTTTTGGTAGGTTGTTCTATAATTTGTTCTTTTACTTCTTCAACCACATCTTCCTCAACTGTTTGATCCATATATGCTTGTAAAATACTTTCAACTGGAATACTATCTCTAACAGTGTTTAATATACACTCTTGTACAATAATTTCTAATTCTCGGAAGTGTTTTTGAATTTGTAATGGAGGAATATTTATTTCAAATAAGTATACATTTTTATAAACTTTTCTTGCAATATTTATGTATACTTTATGAATAAAATCATCAACTTTTGGAATACTTACATCTATTTTTCGTTGTTTTTGCCCAACTCTAATTGCTGTTAGTAACTTCAACTGGATTATATGAACACATGTTACTAAATCTTCTAAATAGTTACACCCACTTTTTTCAACAATTCTTTTTCTTTCGGTTTCAATGATTGTAGGATTCCATTGTGGAATTCTAGTAATAAAATTTTGAAAAGTCATCAAGTACTTATCCATTTCATTATTGTCTTTACATAGTTTCAATGCTTCATCAAAAATAGATTTTACCCCGTCTACAATATGCGGAGTTAAAATAGTTAATAAACGTGTACCCCATTCGTTTTTTGATTCGTGTAAACTTGAAACATTAAAGTCATCCATATTACATAAAAGAAATATTTTCTAAATTGTATTCTAAACTCAAAAAAACAAAATTCAAAATAAATAATATTAATATTTTTTCGTTTCTAAATTCTTTGCGTATTTTGTTGAAAGTAAATAGTAGTTCATACTTTTTAATTTCGGTTACATTGTTTATTTCATTCTTTTCAATATATTCAACCAAGTCTAGTCCACTATAACCTTTTTCGTATAATTTTGTTGTGTGAGTTATTAATTTTTCGTGTGTTAGTTCAGACGTCATGTTTTTCGCTATAAATTTTTTTAACCATTCATTTTTTTGATTTTTGATTTCTTTTAGATTGAAAGTCTTGTTCAAAATGTGTTCATACAAGTTGATTTCTTTTTTATTAATCACTGGTTCTGGTATGTAAATTTCGCAAAACCTTGATAAAATCGGTTTTAATAGTTTATATTTGTCTTCTACAATTATAAAAAAACGGGTAGTGTGATTAAACAGTTCAATACAACGTCTCAATGCGGACTGCGCATCAATCGTCAATTTATCTGCGTTTAATAAAATGACACTTTTGAAATTATCTCCGCCATTTGAGTTGATATGAGTTTTGGCAAAAAATTTTAATTCTTCGCGAATGAATTTAATACCTTTACCGTGCGCACAGTTTACATACATTACGTAATTTTTGATTCTGTCTTTGTCTTGATTATATATTAAATTTATAAACTGGTTGACTACGCTTTTTTTACCATTGCCGGATTCACCGTGAAATATAATGTTTGGAATTTTATGGGTTTTGTAAAAGAAATTCAATTTTTCCATTATAGGTTCATGAATTTGAAATGACATTAAAATATTTTGATTATTATTATTAAAGTCAAAATATTTATATGATAATGAACGTAATATATATTATTTATTTGTCTTCTTTTTTATCAATATATTCATCAAAAAGTTTATACAATAACTCATAACTCATATTTGGTTTTAATTTTGATTTGTCCATTGTTACAGAACAACCACCGGTTGCAATTGTAGAAACATCAAATTTTTTAATGTTGTTATCCAGCGAATAATGAACAATATCACGAATGTTATCAATATTTTCGGAAGTATGTAAGTGTAATGAAAATTTTGTAGAGTCTATTTTTTGTTGCAGACATTCATCAATAATATATTGGTAGTCCTTGAACAGTAATGTTCCACAAGTATCTGATAAACAAAATTCATTCACGTTGGTATTTTTGTTATAGTAAATAATTTCATTTATAATAGTATCATTACTTATTTTTCCTTCTATCGGACATTCATTCACACAAGATATATATAGTTTCATATTATAGTCACACGAAGGGTTGTTAAACTGTTGAATATTTATATCATTTATCATTTCACTTAATTCTTTCTTTGTTTCATGAATTGTTTTGTTAATATTTTTCTTTTGAAAACTTTCTGAAGCAGATGTTAAAAAAGAAAAGTTTGTAATTCCATTTTGAATTGCAGTATCACATCCTTTTTTATTAGGAACCAACATGTATAAGTTGGGTGAATAGTTTGTTTGGTTTAACTCAGTTTTTTCTATTGAAAGTTCTTTAAACAACTCCAAAGAATTCGCCATAACTGGTAAAATTTTTGGATTCACAATTGACCCAATTTCTATATTTTTAGGTTCGTGAAAAAAACAAATGTTGCTATATATTAACTTTTTTGTTTCCAGTGTAACTAACGATTGTTCATATTTGGAGTACCCTTGTAGTCCATCTCTCAAAGAAACATCAAATAGTATAGGATTTAATTTTTTATAAATGTAATTTACTTTTAGTTTTTTCATATTCCAGTTATTATATAATTTTATTAAGTTTGTTGTCTTTAATAAATAAATAAAAATATTCATTTTTCTAAATCAATATTTTTATTTGTTGTACATTATTATTTTTACACATTTTTACATTTCAAACTCCGATTTTTAATTTAACTTTTTGTAAAAGTCTTGAATTATATCGTTTCTTTCATTAATAGTTAATAATCCTAAAAATATATTTATTTTTGTTTTTGCCGATTTTTTGTATAAATTAATTATGTATTTGTCTATACTATCATTTGTTTGTAAAGAAATATTTCTCTTGAAAATATTGTAAAAATTATCAACATATCCATACATAGTAGCCTTATCATTATTAGCATACGCAATAATATCATTTACCAACCAGTTTTTATCTTCTTCTGGAACTTGGCTTTGTGCTTCAATAATCCAATATTTATAATATAATTCCAATAGTAAACTTCGCGTTTCTTTATAATTTATAATATCATTCTGTAAGTTTTTATTTTGTAAATTATATGTATATGGAATAATGTATAAAATAATGTCTATTGGTAATCTCTGTATAAAATCCTTCATAACATATATATACTATTTACATAGTTTTTATATCAATTCACTAATTTAAATGTAAAAAGGTTTAAAAAATAGGTTTGTTTGTAACTAGTTCTTGAGCGATCATTCCCAATGAACCAATCATAGCGAGTCTTCCATGATTGAGTTCAGCATTTGACATAAATGTTTCGTTACTTCCTATGAATGGAACGGGTAGGTTAAGTCCCAAGTCTCCTGCGGGGTAGTCCTCTTTCATCGTAAAATATCTTGATGGATAGATGAACGGATTTTCCCAACCTAACAACATAGAACGAAATTCCGCTACTGCTGCCAACATTATGAACAAAGATAACGTACTACTATCTACGTTGTCTAAAACATGAATACCCTTTTCATGAGTAACCAACTCAGTTGTCGGTATAGCAACAGCTGATATCATTCCCCATCTTCCGTGTTTTAATTCTGCTTCACGCAATTTAACTAGTTCACTTGGCGGTTTGTTTTTTGCAAATCCAAGAGGGTCAAAGTAACCTAAAGGTTTGGTAACACCGTTAGTAAACTTAAAACTATCAACAGAACAAAACATTAAAAAAAATAAACCAAGAAAACTGTACATTTATAATTTATATATATTATATTTTTTAAGTTGGTTATACTTAAAAACATATATAAATTTTTGTTATATTATACGGCATTTGTTAGACTATGTGTGTATGGATTTTCCCTAAATGCATTCAATAAATCTGGAGCGATGCGGTCGCAATTTATACTTTGGTCATATTGTTGCGGAGTTCTAATAACACCATAGTTTTCTTTTACAACTGGTTTATATCCCATATTATTTGGTACCCACATACGAGTATTGTCTCTGTCAGAATCTATTTTTGCAACACTTAAGTTCATTGTTTGGTTGTATACTTGGGTATTTCCGTGATTTGTTCTAGCAACAACACTAGGTTCTTTTGTTGTATTGTTTGTTTGCATATATGCTGCACTGTAGTTCATATCACCCCAACGAGAAGAATAACCGCCAGCGTTACCAATAGAACTACACGTTGTTGAGTCACGTTGGTTAGTAATTGCTTGTTGGTCTGCAACCATGTATCCACCACCTTCGGTTTGAGTATTTATGTAAAAGTTAGGAGAGTATAGTGTTGTTTCCTTAATAGTTGTAGATGTAGTGTCATTTGGATTGTTTACATAATTTGATGATACTTTTGAACCAGCGTCTCCATAAATTCTGACATTAGACGAATATTCTGCTTTTCTAGTTGGTTTCATTATATCCATTATAGGAGCAATTACTGCTCCAATTGTCCTACCAAAACCACTTCGCATAGTATCTGGTTGTCTTTGAAGTGTTCTATTATTTACATAAGTTGTGTAGTTATTTTGTCTATTGTCTCTATCTTCGTGAGTTCCACGACCAACTGCTGTACAGTGTGGTGCATCAGTTGCATTTAGTTGTTTTCTTTTTGTTTCTTCGTGTTCTCCAGAAATATAACTCGCGTTTTTTTCCGAAGGAGCAGCAACGCCGGTGTAGGACCGAGTAGTTGCATTTCTCATAGTATCGTGAACTTCTTGTACTGGTTGTAACATTTGACCTTTTTCTTGTCCAGTAGTTGTTAACCAACGATCTTGGGTTTGAATATAAAACGTATCTGGTCTATATTTCTCAACTTTACCTTCAATACCAACATTTTTTATAGTAGAGTAAGAAGGTCCTTCATGGTTTGCTAAAGAATATTCTAGTTTTGGATTTGTTGCTACTCTTAACTCATCTACATTTTTAGGCAACCACTCATTACGAGCCTCCATTCCGGCATTATAACCTCCACTACCTTCACTTGTATAACCTTTGTTCAATCCCGGACCAACATATTCGCTATCAAAAGGTTTTACGTTACTAATTTTCATTCCCGGGTTTACTCGTGATTGATAAAAGTCACTCATATTTGGAGCCCCATTTGGCCATTGCATATTTTCTTGTGGTTTGAATAAAGGCGCTTGTTCTATTTTTTTAATAATTTGAGAACCAGTACCAGCCATGTTATCCAAAATAGTTTCAGCAATATTTGCATCGTACAATTGTCCTTTAATTTTTGCGCCATAAAAAGGAATCATATTATTATGTTTAAAGTTACTAGTATCAACATAGTTTCCAGTTAATGAATAAATATCTTGAATTTCGTTTCCAACTTTTACTCCCTTATTTTGTAAATTTTCATAGTTGTTTTGATTAAAATATTTATCACTTGCCGCGTTTGGATTTGGATAGTTTTGCACAGTATCTGCTAATTGTGTTTTGTTTACAACTGGATAGTTTTGCGGCAACTCATCTACGTTTGGTAAATAGTTACGTTTTGCACCCATGTTTGTAAATTCTTCTTTTTCTTGAGTAGGTTCTCCTTTTGGGGATTTATTATTTGATTTTTGATTTGATACAACATATAGTCCTCCTAATGCTAAAATTGGTATTGCTATTTCCATTAATATATATAAGTATTATATTTTTTCAATAAAATACTTACTTTATTTTTATTTTTTTTCATTTTTGGTTTCTTTATTATTTTGTAAAGGTAATGGGAATAAATGATTGTTGTTTTCACAAGGAATATTTGCTACAAAATAATCTTTTTCTAAAATTCTGGTGCTTATGTTATTTTGAAAAGGAAAACAAGTATTTTCTTGTGGGTTCAAAGGTAAATGGTACCAGTTTACTTGTTCTAAGTCACGTGCAGTCCACGCTGGCATTATAGTTCGTGACTCTTCAGTATATAAAGATGTATTTATTGGATACGAAACTTGTTGAGTTGGGACATTATAGTTTTGATACTGGTCTTTTCCTAAACAATCTTTACTTAACTGTCTATTTACACCTCTTAATTCACTTTCTAAATCTATGCAGTTGGTCATTAAATTTGCACCCCATGTTTGAATACGTATTTGAGGATTTGCTATATAATCTGGACGATCGCCATTACCGGGGACATTTAGTATCCATCTACCAACATCAGTAGATTGTTGTAGTTGTTTTTTAATTCTGCAAGGGTCATCATGAAATCTGGTAAACGCCATCTTAATTATAGTAAATATTTTATATTTATTATTATTTTAATTCAAATTATAAAGTGAATACACTTAACTACTTACTGGAAAAATAGTTGCTGTTAGTTTAATTGTAAAAGTACTCGTGTCGGTTGGACCTATATATACATTTACAACTGGTGATTGTAAGTTACTTGTTGGATTATAGTATACATAGTCTGTTAACGAACCAGTATAAACGTAAGGAGTACTTGTGGCACCAGATGACTGTAAGTAATATACCTCACCACGGTTACTTGCAAAAATTTGTGGATAAAAAGGAGCACCACCTACTTCTGGGTCATTTGATAAATCAAATGATATATATGGGTTACTTATATCACCCGACGATGAGTATAAATAAATAGAAATATTTACAGAATATGTTTTATCTGGTAGTAATGTACTGCCTTGCATAACTATTTCAAATGGTGATCTCGCTGTAATTGTTTGGTTTGTATAAGTAACTGTACCATAACAACAATAAAGTCCCATAGTTCCTGGTGGTCCAGGGTCACCGGTTGCTCCGGTAACTCCATCTCTTCCTCTTGTACCAACACCAACTGGTCCAGGTGGTCCAGTTGCACCACGAGGTCCGGTTGGTCCAAGTCCTCGCAGTTCACAGCATTTTTTTGCTCCTAAATATCCTAAATAGTTCTGATAGGTTCCAGTATAGTTTGTAATTGACATATTATATATATAATTTGATAAAATTATATATATCTTGCATAAATAATTATACAGATGGCAAACTTGATAAACATAATTTGATTTCACCTAAACTAGCGACATTGTACTTTACAACAAGTGGTAAGTCATTCTCTAAATAAAGTTCAATTTGAGAACATAGATTTGTGCATTTTATAAAATATCCTAAATTCTTTAATGAAAATTCTCCTTGTATAATTTTAGAAGAGTCTTGTTTTAATATAAAACCCATACTACCATCAGATTCAGCGCGATGAATTTCTGCCGATGCAAATTGTCCAGAACATTTAAATATTAATTCATTTCCAACTGATTTTATTTCTAATTTATCGGAAATACAAGACAAGTCGCGAATAATTTTCTGAAAGTCAGTTGATGGTAAATTAATTACGGAAGAAAATTTTACATCCGGATACTCAAGTTCTTCTGGTTCTGGTTCAATTAATCTTAACTTTTGTGTTTTACATTGTTTGATTTCACCATTTTCAAATTTAAGTGCTAAGTGAGAAACAATACCATCAACATAGTCGCCATTTTCAATATATATTGTTAAAGTATCATCATTATCAATAGAATTTATTAATTTGAATAAATGAAACATATTTACACCAATAATAATTTTTTCTTTCTTACATTCGTAGAATTCAAAATTTTGAGCTGCTAAATATAAATGGGCTAAAATAGTATGAGACTTGTCCATATTAATAATACGAATTCCATCCGATTGAAATGAAATATTTGTTTCAAGTAAAATATCTTTTAATGCAGTCATCAATGTTCTAAATGGAGCAATTTGTACTGTTTTAATTGTTAATACATTTCCACTGGTATTTGACGTATTTACACTACTTGCATTTTTCGTAAAATTTGACATTATGAATATTTTTGATTAAAAATCTTTAAATACTTTTTATTGTGGAAAATATAAATTTTAACGCATTTACATTTAATTTAAATTTTATTTTTTTTTTAATTTTTGTTATTTTCAATTATGTTTATTTTTATGTTACTGCTACTTTGGGAACACCGTGTTGTCCGTATCCATATTTTTGTTTTGCCTTTTTTGCCAACTTTAACGCTTTACTATTTTTTTGACACCCATTTTCTAGTATAGAATAGTCAACTGCAGCAGCTTTACCGGAAGTTAATGAACTTGCTAAACGTGCAACTCCCCAAGACTGAGCACTTTGATTTGGTCTTGAACCAGATGAGTAGTATGCACCTTCACCTTTTTTTATAATTTTTGCTAAAGATTCTTTAGAACATTTTGTTTTCTTTGATAATTCATCTGTTGCTCCAATTTTAGTTACATTATACATTTTTTTTGCATTTAGTATATGATTTGATTTTTTTGATTTGAATGATTTTAAATTTTTTCTTGTATAATACAATCCTTTTTTATATAGTTTTCTTGATTTTTTTAGCATTTTAATTTGTTTTTTTTTATC